GTCGGGGTTCGACATGATGTCCTTGGCGCGGGCCGCGCCGGTCATAAACTCGGTGCCGCCCATCGAGCGACCGACCTTGTCCTCGCTCATCATTTGCGCCATGCGAACAAATCCTCGCACGACCTCCGGATCGCTGAATCCATGCGAGTTCGCGTCCACACCCGCGAGCTTCGCGGCCTGCTTGGCGAGTCCGATGTTTTTTCCGAAATCATTTCCCCACTCCTTTTGCAGAGTCTGCACGGCCTCGGTGCGCTGCTTCTCGTAGGTCGCTTGGATCGCCTCCATTTTGAATGCCTCGGTCTTCGCGTGTTGCGTGACGAGTTCCTTCATGGCCGATGGCGGGATGCCGTGCTTGTGCGCGATCTCGGCATACGGTTTCGCCATGTCGTCGCTCCATGTCATGCCTTCGGGCAGCGAGTCCGGAGCGAACTTGTATTCCTCCAGAGTTTCGGGAACGCCCATCGCACGGCGGAAGGCGGCGACTTCCTCGGGCGAGGATTTCTCGTTGGGGACGCCGAGTTTTTTCCCGATCAGCGCATTCGCATTCGCGAGTGCCTTCGCCATGTCGGGAACGCTTTTGTATTTCGCGAGCGTGTCCTTGTAGTCCTTCGCATCGTCGGGCAGGGCATCGAGCCACTTGTCTCCGAAGGTGCCGTCTGGATTCACCCAGCCGGTCGAAGGCGTTGATGGTTGCGTTGTGGTTGTTGTCTCCGGAGCGGCGGGCGCTGCGGCGTTGGTGCTGTCGGCTCCTGTGTCGAGCAGACTCTGCTCGGAGGAGGTGTCGATGGTTTCTTCCATAATGGTATCAGTCAAAACCGCGCATCAGTCTTGATGCGGGTGGTAACCGAGGTGAGTCGAGCGACCGGCGTAAGTCTTCTGAAATTCCTCGGGCGCGTAGTCGCGCAGCCACTCGACAAGTTCGATGGTCTTATCGCCGAGCATGGGGTCCATTTCGGGGCGTGGCGGGATGTCGTTTTTGGGTTCGGATTTCTTACTCATTTTTTGATCTTTCGTTTGGGAGTTTCGATGTCGCCGTCCGCGATGACCGGCCTGCGAAGGACCGCTTCGATGTGAAGGATCACACCGCGCTGGCCATCGCGGAGTGCAGCGACCACGGGGTTGAAATCGTAGCCGGGGAGGAAGACTTGGCTTTCGGTGGCGAACTGCGCCTTGAGGTCGGCAATGACCGCTTGGCCTTCCTTGGTGCTGAACACGCGGTGGTAGGCGTTGGTGACCTTCTGGCGCTCGCGCTCGCGTTTCAACGCGGCGGCTTTGTCTTCGGGAGCCATCACGCTTGTCCCATCATGCCGGGAAGCATTCCGGCGAGAGCGGAGTCTTGCTTCACGCTGCCCGCTTTGCCGAGGGCCGCAGCGGTGCGTTCCATCTGCTCGGCCTGCATTTGCTGCTGCGCGGCTTGGGCGCGGGCGGCGCGTTGCTGCGCGACCATTTCCTCGTCCATCAGCCAACGAGCAGGGAGACCATCGTTGCGGGCCATGTCGCGGGTGATCTCGTCGAAGTCGAAGTTGTCGAGCATATCGGGCTTGATCTGCGCGTAGGGCAGAAGCATCTCGCTGGTGCGAACAAAAGCGGCGTTTTCGAGTTGCTTGATCGCGAGGGCGATTCGGGAATTGTAAGACACCTCCGGTTCGGGGATGAACCCCACCATTTCGAGTTGCTGGGGCGGGGGAGGGAACTTGCCTTGGCGGGCGAGGATCGCAAAAACCCGGCGGAGCATCGGATTGAATAGCTCGGTCGTCATCCGGGCAAAGGTCGGCGAGAATTGGATGAGCTTTTCGGCGGATCGCTCGGCCACCTCGCGGGCGGTCATCTGCTTTTCAAGTTGCGCGAACATTTTGAAAAGATCGACATGGAACGCCTCGTTGATCGCTTCGCGCTTATGGTTTGCCCGGTCCACGCCGATGTCGTAGCGCCCGCCGGTTCCCCATTCCTTCGGCATCGCCGAGGGGTTGTTGGGATCGAAATAGGTCACGCCCCCGGCGCGAAGATCGATGTCGTTGTCGAATCCTGCCGGGATGAGAATGCGCGGGAACGCATGAATCTCGGCGAGCGAGTCGAGTTGCTTTTCAAGAAAGTTGAGTTGCTTGCACTCGGGCAGCGCGGTCCACGATGGCGAGTAGCCATACGCTTCGCAGGATTTCCACTTGAGGTAGCGTGTGACGAAAAACGGTTGCTCGTCGTAGCCGGAAACCATCAGCACATGGCGCGAGGCTTTCTCGATGTAAACGCTCGCATACGGCTTGTTGTTCGCATCCTTCTTGCCGAGTTCGATCTCGCCCGGACCCCGGGGATAGATCATGTGGATGATCGTGTATTTCTTTGAAGACTTGGTCGCCTCCAGTTCCTTCCGCATTGCCTCGGGCAGCGCCTCGACGCCAAACTTCAGCGCGGCTTGCCGTGCCGACATTTCGTATTCGCGGGAGAGCGTATCGACATAGCCCTCGTCATTCTCCGCGATGGCGAACGAACCGATGTCGAGCTTCACAAAGTTGAGCGGGGAATTGCGACCGGCCTCGACCAAGATCGCCGCCGTTCCAAACGCGCCACGGTCTAAATAGAGTTCGTGAATCTCCGTGTAGAAATTGGACCGCGTGAGTTCCGCCTGCACCACCTCGGTGCAACGCTTGAACCATTGCTCGACCGAGTCCTCGGACTCCATTTCTTTGGGTGCGTCCATCGAGAACCAGCGGCTCTCCATCGGAGTCATCCACGCGAGTTGGCCGTTCGCGAGAATCATGTTCGCCCGAACCGCCGTGGCATCAAATAGCGCCGTCTCGTCGGCAATATCCGGCTGCGACTGCTGGGTGAATAGACCGGCTTTCCGTGGCATCACGAACTTCGCGATGTCCTCCCACAAGGTTTCCCAAGTGGTGCGCTGCTGCACCATTTCTTGGTGCCTTTGGATTACCTTCTCGACGAGTTCGGGATTTTTTCCGGTCATTGGTATCAGTCAAAACTGCATCAACCGAGAGTCGAGTAGCCGGTCGTCATGGGAGCTTGGTTGCTTTCCCCGGAAAGAATCGACCGGCGCATTCCCTTGCGTCGAAGCGCTTCTTTGGCCGTGTCTCCAGCGGGATCGCCTGCATCAATTTCTGCGGAAGGGGACGGGGAATTCATGGCCCCCTGTCTCCTCATTTCCTCAATTTGGAATTGCTGGGCAGCGGCGGCTTCGGCCCTTTGCTGTTCCAATAGTTCCATTTGCTTCCGTTGTGCCTCGGCTTGGGCTTTAGCCTGTGCGGCGGCTTGCTCTTGCGCCGCCCTCTGCGCAGCAGCTTGCTGTGCAGCCTGCTGCTGCATTTGCTGTTGTTGCTGTTGCGCGGCTTGTTGCTCCTGCTTGCTCGGGCCTTTGCGTCCGCCTCCTCCGAACCATGCTAAACAGGTGGAGAGGATGGGGTTTTCGGTGTGGTCAGTAAGTCGCATCGCGTTTGGAGTTTCGAGGTTTCGTAAATCCGGAGAGGGCGGTCTCGCCGACTCCATGCGATGAAGGGAAGTGTATACGGCGCGAAGTTGCAAGGGTTATTTTGACTGATACCACAATATATAGTGATCAGCCAGCAGTTCTGACACAACCGGCGGTATGTGTGAGCGGCGTCACGCCAGCGTTCCTCGGGGTCGTGAATATCCACCGGGCGGGCCAGCATGAAGAAATCCTCGGTGTTCACGACCACGCCATTCCATGCCGTCAATTCCACCTCCTCGGCGAAGGATCGCGGCTGCGGGTAGCGCCGATAAAGGTCGAGGATTTGGAGTTCCAGTTCGCGTTTCACCGCCGCACCTTTCCGAAACCACCGCCTCGGAATCCGGCGACGACTTTGATCGCCTCATGCCGCTCGGCTTTCCGTGGGATCGCGGAGCGGTCGATGACCATCCCGCGCTTGATTGCTTGATGGGAAAGCGAGAACGCATCCGCGAAATGAGATGACCAATCATGCACCGGCACATCCTTGATGGTGACGCCATCGCGCTCCTCTTTGGAATGGTAGGCGTCGAGCGCCTCGATGCCATCCGCGCAACCGGCCTCGTTGATGTGAATGCGAGGGAACGCATCGTTCGCGAGATTGATCCCATCCCAAACG